CTCTCTAGAGCCCGGCCGTCCGCACCACTCGTGGTGGGACTAAGCCTGTTTGTTATGGGGAGTTCGGCTAAATTGCAGAGGGACTTACTCGGCTGGCTCGCCAGCTGAGGTCTTACTCTGTTGCAATAAGAGCTTATGGGTTCTCCAGTCGTATAACGACCTCGGAATCCGTAACTCACCAAATGTTTGTTCCTTGGGGGTATGTGTAAAGGCGCCGCGTGGCTTCCTCTCCATATTCCTCCTATGGATGTTCTTTCGCCACGGTATGCCACTGGTTTCCCAGTAGCACCCCGAGACGTCAGGATCTGGATTAAATTTCGCAATCCAGGACTCTACTGACCCCTTGTCTATTAGCGCCATGACTTGTGCGTTAAGGCCTGGGTAGGTCTGTGAGAACTGGATGGTCAACTCCTCATCGTATTCATACTCCTCCTTTGTCGAGGCAAGCCTCGTGTTTGTCTGGAGGTAGTGTAGAACACTCATGCGGAAGACCCAGGTGTCGGGAAACTTGTTCAGGCAAAGCCTGTGCAGCTTCACGTCATCTGTGACGATCACATAAATATCAGCACCGCCGTCGGCGATCTGCTGGACGATTATCGGATCATCCGCAAGGATGTCCGTAGGGGGAAGTCCCATGGGACGACCCTCTCGTCGAGCTAGATCGGCGCCCATAAACCACTGGTACAGGAGTAGTCCGTACTCCTCGTAGGTGGTCTCTGGGCGTTCCCGACGCCGAAATTTCTTGATTAGTGGGAACTCGTGATCGACCCTTAAAGGGTCGCCTTTCGCGAGTTCTTCCACTGCATATGCGTGATACAGGTTCTCTTCCCGACCAATATTTAATTGGTAGGGCTGGTCCCTGTAATCGTTTGAGAACTGTTCAACGATATCATGGGCGGTTTCGCCCTCGACATCGATGTCCGGTAATGTAATCATTTTGCGTTTCACAACCTGAAATAGATCTGCCTCAGGCAGTTCTTGCTCAAGCTGTGAGATGCGCTCTTGAAATAGGTAATACTTCGCTATCTTACTCTCAGGAATAAGGTAACCAAGTGTGACCAACTTTGTCAAAACCCCTTCGGGAAACTCACTCCATTCATCCGATTGGATGAGGAGAAATTTCCTAATAGGGTCATCGTGTGGGATCTCGAAGAGTTCAACCATCATCTCCTTGGAGAAGTGATTGGATTCTTTTAGCGCACCTCTGTAGCCAGAGATGCGGTCGAGACCACCGTTGATGTCTTGCATGACCGTTAAGTAGTACTTCGCTATCCAAGGAGGCGAGTGCTTCAAAATGTTCATCCATGAGTCTGGGTTCCAGTCTGGGGGGGGTCTTCCAATTCCATTAATCTGCCTTGGCAGATATAACGGAACATTTTGGTCGATCACCGCCAGACTGACATCTTGTATGGCCGCACACACACTGTATATGGTGTGGTACGGCCCAGGATCGAATCGCGAGAAGTATTCTGCATCATGTCCAAGTAGGGTAACTTTACCCTTGGGATCCGATGAGAAATCCTCCCTGTCTTTTTCTGTAGCAATGAGTGTCCTAATTTTTGGGACATCAAGGTACGGAAGAAGGCGACTATTCTTGAATCGAGTTCCCCACTTGCAGGTATTGATTTTCTCTACCGGCAAGTGGAACCACTCTTCACAATAGGTCCCCCAGTCCGAAGTTAAGGCTTCGTCCAAGGGGGATCGTTCATAACCAAGCATCTCTGCTGCTTCCGCGTGCGCCTCGGCGTACTTTGGATCATCAGTGATTGCGACTGTGTCATCACCATTCCCTTCCTCAAAAGCGAGGGCACCCGTCTTCAAACGGGCGTACACATCACAAATGGGATGTGCGAGAGAAAGGTTAGTTTTTGTCAGGGGGTCACCCATGGGAATGCCTCTACGAAGCGTTCCTACGTGTTTCCCCCCAATATATAGGTCCTTGGGACTGCACCAATAGAGGCGTATAACCTCTAAGGTGCGGTCGTCAAGTCCGCATTCTTTGAGTAGGTCCAGCGTGATCCCGGCACTTTCTTGTGCGGGACCGTCGGTGGCCCTACTCCAGTCAGTGGTGTAGAGAAGGAGGTCTTTTAGATTGAAAATCCAATTGACTCCGTCTCTGTCACCTTTTTCGTAATTGACCTTCTCTATGAAGCGCCAACCGAGCCTACCGGCTTGGAGACCGCTCCGTAGATTAGGAAATCGTTTGATGAGGTGGATCGTGATGTGGGAAAACGGCTGTAGTGCCGCATCCTTCCAAAACGACCCAGATGTTACAATGCGCGCTTTGCCATTCTCGCGAACGGCAACGACATTGACCCTCAATACCTTATTTCTGGTCTCTGGATCCAGGACAAGCCTTGCAGCTCTGTCCCAGACCCAGTTACCAATCGTTCCTCCGATTCCTGAACTTAGAGGTGGTATCGACAAACCTGCCGACGCCACCACCTTCTTCATGAATCCGAATTTTCCTTCGTTCCTACGTGAACTTTCCGTGCAAGCGGATGTTGACATAGAAACTTTGAATTCGGGGTTCCGACCGATGTTGACTTCATTAGCCAATCGGTTGCAAACCGCTCTAATAGATCTCTTGAGTAGATCATTGGGCCGGAATTCTACCGGCTCCTTGACTTTCTCAAGAAAATTACTGATCTCATCGCGCATCATGCCTCTTCCTGCCAAGCCAGTGGCCCGGGTTTGGACGAAGCACGCGACGCGAAACATCTTTTCTTTCGACGACCTACCAGCGTATTCATTGAATATTTTGATAGGTGTCGCAAAATAGGACATATGCCTGTAAGAATTCATATCTAAATTGATCTGAGTTTTTGCAAGCATGTGGAATTTCACAGTCTTTCTAATCAACTTCAAGTCGCGCTGCAGCTTGTCGTAGTTAAAAAGACCATTCGATATTACCGAATTGGCTATCCGATCAGAGAGGGCATAGCCCTCTCTCTCGTATAGCTCCGGAAATGACAGTAAAAGACTTACTTGAATACCATCGCAAGTATCAAGTATGTCCTTAATCTTACGTCTCCCCCGTGAGTCCCGAGCATAGAGTTTTACTCTTTCTCGGCAGTGACGGCTGAGACGCTTATACCAGTAGGAACGTGTCTTAAGGATTCCCATAAAGGTCTCCTTACTACACTTCCAGATATTTACCTTCCGATCGCCTACTTTTAACAGTGGCGACCAGAGGGAAGCGTAATGGTACGTCCAGACAATGGGTTCCTTTGCAGGTTCCCCTTGCCGGACGGCCCGTGTTAATAGACGACACAGAGTCTTAAAGGACTCTGTCTCGTCTTTCCATTTTCCTGTGGGCTCCTTCGAGATCTTGAGATTAGAAGTGAGAGGCAGGAGAGATTGTGAGAGAACGACCATGTGTGAGCATGTGGGAGTTTTCACCGAGCATAGCC